ATTTCCAGCCGTCGGGTTTGATGACAACCACGTCACCTTTTTTGTAGCATCCCCGCAGGTCTTCGACTGGATCAGGGTTTGTTGTGTCTGAAGATTTGATTAGCAATTCAGCCATTATTTACCTCCAAACGTTTAGCTATTGACTGCAATTTCTCTGTTGGTATTGACACTGTTGTCGATATTGCATTTGTCGCCTTAAGCAAATGGACTAAGGCTGCTCTGATGTCATCAAGCGACAGCCTTGAGAGCTTGGCTTTCAGCTCTTCTTCTTTTGCTTCAGCTTCGATTTCTTCGGCTGTTTTGAGCCTGATTTTGTTTCCATCTTTAACTAGCTTCCTGCGATCTGCGTACCTCATTCTTACCAATTGACTTCCCGGTACTTCGATCGCATGTAGGATAAAAACTCCGTTTTTCTCTTCGACCCAGATCTCATCTAACGTAGCTAGGTCGATGATCTTCTTACCGTCAAACCTTAACCGCTCAAGACCTACTCCTTTAGGAAGCCGCCCTATCTCTGTAGGTCCGCCAATCTTGACAATTATGTCTTTGTCCAGTGTCGCTCTCATCAGCTAAGCCCAACCATAAATTGAAAATCCTTGTAAATAACCCGTGCCGCTAGTTGCACGTCCATGTATAGATATAGTATATGGGCCCGCACTCAATGTTGATACGTTTAGTGAGCCTGTGCTCGCCCATAATGGCCCAAACCCAGATATGTGTGCTTCAGATGATGTCAGTGATGATATTTTAAAATGTACATAAGTCTCAGCGGAGCCACCATCACCAGCTAAAGCTGCATACATTTGGAGATAATTAATGTTACCGGATAGATAGATGCGACAGTCAGTTAGCTTCACCTCAAGGCTGCTGGTCATACTCCATTCATTCCCATTGTGACGACAAGAGAACAATAGATGTCGCATTTTTGTCTCTTTGTCATTTATGTTAACTTGCAACGTGCTGAGCTGGGAGTCTATTCCTTTTAGATGTGCGGCCAAGTCATCAACATCATCAGCTTCAGGGACGGAAGCATCAGGAGAATACTGTGCTGGTGTAAAATCTATGTCTATCTTATCCCCATCAAGGTAGCTACCGTCAGTGAAATCCTGTCCGTACGGTTTATCATTAGACAGATCCCATATATTGAGCCAGGCAGTATTCGCTTCGTTTCGCAGCTTTAGGATATGATTGGTAGTGTCATACCAAAACATGCCTGCTATAGGGTTGCTAGGGGCAGACGCGCCGCTGAAGGTTGACTTCAGGGTTGCAAACATTGCCTTCATTGTACTGAGGTCTGAATCCCAGTCATTACTTGCCTGCGGGACATTGTCTGACCATGTTTGGCTCATGGCTCTCTCCTATTGACAAAATTTAAGTGTGTAATGCTCTACTAAAGCATACATCTCCCCAGTAGGGTCCGTAATTTCTATTTCAATCTGGAAATAACGTCCTGTCACTATGGCGGACAAGATTTCCATCTTCTCCACTTCATTAGTCGGAGGGTTAGTGTCACCGTATTTTAGCTTGATCTTCACCTGTGGCCCTGTTTCTAACTCGAAGTTATCTGACCATGACGTTCCTGGCGTCATCTGTGAGGACCAGCTCTCTCCAGCCGTGAGGTTATCTTCCCAGGCTGTTCCTGATCCTGTCACTACGATATCAGCCAAGACATAAACCATGTAGCGGTCTGAGCTGCCAAGATCATAAACTGGGGAAGTATAGCTCCCGCTCAAACTCCCTCCACTGTGTGAACACTTGAGATAATACTCGCTATTATAAGTCGTTTGCTCTGTGTTATCAAAAGTCCCACTGCTGTAATCGTTGGTCTCAGTATGCTGTACTGTCCATCCATCTGGGGGGTCTTTGAGACTGGCTGATGCGGACCTTGGCGTTTCTCCATAAAGGCCGTTGTTCGCAAGAGTGTTCGCGTAAAAGGTATAGCTCCCAGGCTTGACACCATATAGCGACAGGTTTGGGGCGCGATAAGCCCCAAGAAAAATCCCACCAGTCCAGGATGGGCCGAGGCGAAACTCGTAAAGCTCTACATCTGGATCGTCAACTCGATCGGCGTACAAGTTGACAGTATTTGCATTGACTATGGCATAGAGAGCGGCAAGGGATTCTGGTGTATCAGTCTTACCTTGAATTGTCTTGCTTATCTTATAGGCGTCTGACAAAGGCTGCTTAGTACCCCAGATAGAGACAGTCCTCAGCTTCAGATAATACGTGGTGTCTTCTTCCACTGGATCAATAACAAAATCATTGGTAGTATCAAAGATATGCCTGTATGTACTGTCGTCAAAGCTCTGCCACACCTCCACATGGCTAAACCAAGCATAGTCGACTGGGGGATCGAAACTAACCTTCCATCTAGTAAATGTCCTGAGCCTATAATAGTAAGTCTCTTCTTCATGAGAAACGTTGCTTACCGATGGAGGCGGATCGCTTGGATCGGGCAAAGTGGTTTCATAGACATCTTCGGTATTGATGTTGTAACTATCATCATAAAGTGTGTCAGACTCGTATTGTAGCCTAAGATCTATAAAACCGTCTGGCCTTACATCTGCTTCAACTACTCTCATAAGCTGATCTGACACGGAGATTGCGGAAGACGTAAGGGTAACTAAGTCATGTGGCTCTAGCTTTACTGCGTCGTCTCTTGCAGTTAATGAGATAGTGCGGTCGAGCTGCCATCGCTCAAGCCAATACGTAGCAAGTTGCCCCGCTGTTTCTCTATCTGTGAAGCCTGTCAGCCGTAAATCCTTGATATTCCCAGTTTCCTCACCGACAAAGAAAGAATCCTCTACATATTCGTTGTTGTCGGCTTTGATATAATATACTCTGAGCCCGTCTGGCCGGTCCCACATGGAATCTTGATCAACTGAGATCATTGCCTTGCCGTCTGGCCCCTGAACAATATGCTCATCGGTAATATCCATGACTGTGGACTCGCTAGTTGTGTCAGCATAATAGAGATAATACTTGCCATCATATTGAGTAATAGTGTGTCGAGCATGAAGCAGGATGGTCTTGAGGATGTCCCAGCCGGAAGATTGAGGGTTTGATACGGCCAGGTTGAGCTTCCATCCCTTTGTATCGCAATAGTTCGCTGCTGCTGTCCAGGAGGTAATGTCTATTTGTGATGCGCTTTTTCCCATTCCGTATCTTGTATTTGTTAGCCAATCGTAGGCAATTAGGACTGGATTTTGTGACCAACTGGTAGAACTATCACGGAAATCATAGAGTTTGCGGCCCTTCAATATGACTGTACGTTGGGGTAAGCTTTGAAAGTAATCTTGATCATATGTAAGGTGCCACACTATGTAACAAGTATTCCGCATATTGTCAGTCCACTTGGTATGGACAGCGTGAAGATTCGTATCGTAGGTCTGTGTCGCCGAACCTGAGTAGAACCAATATTCAGCGTTGCCGCCATATTCACTATAGAGCTTGTCGCCCAGGTAAGCAGCAGTAATAGAGTCGCATTCGCCTTCGCTGAGAGTCTGGACTATCCAGAGGTCCTTGAGGTCATCGCCAGCAGAATGGATATATACGTCATTACCGCCCACTCGCAATTGCCCATAAACTACCTTCAAGGGTTCGCTAGTAGAGCGAGTATTTAGCTTGAGCCCAGCAGATCCGCGGGTGAGTAAGTCGCTAGCATCCAGCTTAGGGGACTCTATGTCGGATCTAGAGACATAACCGCCAATGAGGCCACTGGCAAGGGCTATACCAGCACCCAGCCAGCCACCAACAATGGTTCCAGCGATCCCTCCAGCTATGCCTATGAGTTGTCCTACTTCTTTGCCCATCTATAGGCCTTCTCTATCTCGAAAAGTCTCAAGTTGACTAGCTCAACACCCTTGTCTTCAAGTGCTGTTAATACAAGCGTTTGTCCTGCATGAATACCGAAAACTTTTTCCCCACTTGCCTTCGCCCTAAGTTCTAGAATGTCTCCTGCCGAAGCCCTTTCCGGCGGTATTTCATCACCTAATTGCCCCAAAAGCTCTGAAAAGATAGCTTCAGCTTTTGTCTGATCCTCAATCCATAACTGAGGATAGCTTTCTTTTGTGATACTTCTAAATGCTGTTGGTGGGTTAACGCCGACATGCTCAGCAGCACACATAATCAGGCTTAGGCAGTCAAAGCCTTCTTTTCTGCTCCACCCTCCAAGCTTGTAAGGAGCCCCTCTGAATTTATCTGTCAAAAGCCTGATATTCATGACTTCGGCTGTCTCCCCCACCAGATTTCCTTGTCCATTATGGACGGTAGCCACCGGAAGCCACCAAAATTAGCGGTATTGCCCAGGGCTGAACACCGCGCATAACTGCGATCACACCAAGTTTCAGAACCTGTATACCCACATTCTGGCCCTTTAAACACGCGCCATCTACATGACGCAGGATGACGAGAGAGTGGCTTACGAGCCCACTGCACATTCATATCCGCAATTGTCATCACCAATTGGGACTCGTCTAATGACCACTTGTCAATCTGCCCGTTAAACAGTATTATAGCCCCTGCAGACATATCTTGGCCTGGGTTGTTGTAGAGATATGAGATCTCGGCGTCTGAAAGTGCTCTATCATATATTCTGACCTCATCAATCCAATATTCTGACGGGGGGTCTGGCCTACCTATCCTAAGCTGATAACCCGTATCAAGAGTTGCCCCCACTAGGTCTTTTGTGGCGACAAGTTCTGCGTTAACATAAAGTTTGACCTGAGAGCCGTCATAAACGCCTGCCAAAAACACCCAATCGGTATTATTGTTGTGATTATATCTAGCTAGATACGATGTACCACCTTGCGCTATCCCAAAATTCCAATAATTAACACTGCTATAAAGCAGCCATCCTGAGTTAACCCAATTGTTTCTTACGAAATTGTGGTAATCCCCATGGCTAGCAACCTTCGCCCAAGCACAGGCAGTTACATAGCTAGATGATAGCGGGATAGATGATGGTAAATTTACATAATCACCGGATGCGTCAAAATCTAAGCAATGTCCGCTAACACCAGATGCCCAAGTGGGATCACCATATATAGTCCCATCATTCCCATTCCCACTTCTATCGTGCAGGGTTGTCCCCGATCCTTCATCAAAATCATAAGCCGCCACCAAACCCCAAGGCTGGCCAAGAATATGCCAATCATTGTCCATTAACACCTGCCTCAATATGACTGGCGACCCCTGCGGTGTACCACCGACAAAGATTGACGTAAGAACTGAATTGAGGTTGTCCAGGGTAATGTCAAATCCATCCACCATACCAGTGGAATTATACCTAATAGAGCCAACCTGCATACCTATGGGCTCATAGGTGTTGCCGTTATAGTTGATCGGAACGTCGCAGTTTGTGTATCTGTAGGTCGTGCCGTCGATAGTCATCTCTAAGAGAAGAAACGGCCTCAACTCTTCAGCAGCTAACGCACTCAAGACATCTGTATTTATGCTACGCATTTAATAACCCCTGAAGTTTCAAGCCTGTTCTGTAAAGCGTAGTTACGAAATTCTCAAAGCTCATTATATCTTCAGCAAATCTGCACCTGACCTTTAGGTATCCTGAGAAATCAAAGGTTATCCTTTGACCGGAACTAGGGGCTGTGGTGAACTCGCACTTGTCGGCCCCATCTGCTCCGCCCCCTGAGGTAAATGTCCAGTTAGTACCCTCTGTCTGCGACACCCCATCTATGTAAAGCGTCCTAGAAGTTGCACTCTTTGAGGGCAGATTAAAAACCGTGGTGGAACCATCTCCTGTCCCTACATACTCGCCTTCATATGTATTCGAATAAGGGTGAAACCAATTGAAAGCTTCATACGAACCGCTTCGATCCAAGTAAAATTGCCATAGAGTACGAATGTCAGACTGACTAAGTCCGTTGAACCTGAGCGTAATTATCCTTCTAGGGTACAGCCACTTGCGCTTGCGCTGTTCTTCACCCAGGTTGTCAAAATTGCTTATCAGCGTCTTGAACGCTATCTCTTCTATCAGAGGATAAACAGCGCTGACTGTATCAGGGAACTTAGCCATTTACAGCACCCCTCTTAAAGTCTGTAGAAGCTGGCCGTTCGAGCGCACGTCTTCAATAGATGCGCCC